AAACGTTCATAACAACGAAGGTGTTGCTTACACAAAGCCAAAGATCAAGATCATGGGTCTTGAGATGATCAAGTCTTCAACACCATCAGCTTGTCGTGCAAAGCTAAAAGAAGCAATCAATGTAATCTTTGATGGTAGCAACGATGATATGATTAACTTCATCGAAGACTTCAGAAAAGAATTTAAAACTTTGTTACCATCTGACATAGCTTTTCCTAGAAGTGTGAATGGCTTGAATCGATACTCTGGAAAGAATGGATCTGTATATGAGAAGGGGACACCAATTGGTGTCCGTGGTTCACTCATCTACAATCATCTTCTCAAAGAATTGAAGCTCAACAAGACTTATGAAACAATCAAAGAAGGTGAGAAGATCAAGTTTATGTATCTTCGTGAACCAAATCATATTCGAAGTAACATCATTGCCTTCACTGATAAGATTCCACCTGAGTTTGACATTGTTAAGTACATTGACTATGACACACAGTTCGATAAGTCTTTTCTTGATCCACTCAAGATCATTCTGGACAGCATCAACTGGAAAACTGAGCATAGATCAACGCTTGAGGACTTCTTCAAGTAACATAGAGGATTCAAATTGAATTATGTTGTATTTGCATCCGGCATAGCAATCTCTGCTGTTGCCGCATACTACTCTATTATTGGTTTGACAACGATCTTTGCAGGATCGTTTTGGTCAATAGTAATCATGGGTACAGTCCTTGAGATAGGAAAGCTTGTTGCTGTAACATGGCTTCATACTAACTGGAAAGTAGCACCTGCTCTAATCAAAGCATATCTAATGTCTGCCATCGTAATACTCATGCTCATAACAAGCATGGGTATTTTCGGCTTTCTATCTAAAGCATACATCGAACAGAGCATAAACTTGAATGTTGGTGTGATTGAGAAGATTCAGATCATTGACTCTGATATCAAAGTGATTCAAGATTCTATCAAAGACATCGATGTTCAGATTGATCAGATTGACAGTGCAATTACGAAAATGACAGAACGTAATCAGGCACAGTCATCACTAAGGGCTGCTGATCAACAGAGAAAGACTAGAGATGCTTTGGTAAAAAAGAAGCAGGAACTTGTAAGCAGTCTATCTGAGTTAAGAAACAACAGAATAAGATTAGATTCAGAAGTTAGAAAGATTGAAGCTGAGATAGGACCAATCAAGTATGTTGCGGAGTTGATCTATGGTGACTCTGATAAAGAAATAGTTGACAAAGCGATCAGATTTGTGATAGTATTACTTATCATAGTGTTTGATCCCTTGGCTGTTTTGTTGCTGCTGGCTTTCAATATATCTAAGAAGAAAGATGATGAACCACAGTTTCTTGATATGACTGTTGCAGAACCAGTTATAACAAAAGTCAAAAAGCCAAGAAAGAATAAGACAGAAACAAATAAACTATTCGAACAAACGTAAGACGGAGAAAGTGATGAATGACTTATTTAACGAACTTATTAAGGAGACTAAGAATGAGTATGCGTCCATCGCAGACGAAGGAATCGAAGCGGGTGATGTTACTGGATTTATTAATAGTGGCAGCTATTCTCTCAATGCTTTGCTCTCTGGCTCTATTTACAACGGACTTCCAGCTAATAAGGTTACTGCCCTAGCAGGTGAACCATCAACTGGTAAGACATTCTATGCAATCAACATCTGTAAGCAATTCTTAATAGACAATCCAAATGGCTTCATCTTTTACTTTGAATCTGAGTCTGCCATCTCTAAGCAAATGCTAACAGATCGTGGTGTTGACACAAAGCGAATTGCAATCATGCCAGTTGCAACTGTTCAAGAGTTTAGAACACAAGCTGCCAAGATTCTCGACAAGTATCTTGAGAAGAAAGACAGACTTCCTATGATATTTGTTCTTGACTCGTTGGGTAATCTATCCACTGAGAAAGAAATGGCTGACATTTCAGAGGGTAAAGACACACGAGATATGACTCGTGCCCAGCTTATTCGTGGTGCATTTCGTGTTCTTACATTGAAGCTAGGTAAGGCACAAGTTGCTCTTATTGTGACTAATCACGTATACGATGTGACTGGTGCATATGTGCCGACCAAGAAGATGGGTGGTGGTTCAGGTCTAGAATATGCAGCATCTACAATCATCTTTCTCTCAAAAAAGAAAGACAAGATGCTAGATGATGAAGAAGGTCGCACAGGTGCTGTAGTCACTGCACACACTAAGAAGGCTCGTCTAACTATTGAAGATAAGAGAGTTGAGACTTGGTTGAACTACGCTGAGGGTCTTGATCCATATTATGGTCTACTTGATCTTGCAGAGAAGTTTGATATCGTAAAGAAAGTTTCAACAAGATACGAATTTCCAAATGGTGATAAGGCATTCGAGTCTCAAGTCAAAAAGAATCCACAGAAGTATTTCACAAAGGAAATTCTAGACTTGATCGATGAAGGTTGCAAGCAAGAGTTCCTTTACGGAAAGACAAACAAGACTAGTGTGGAGAATGATGAATGATTGAAAATAGTGATTTCAGATTCCGTGATGATCTAACAAAATCTAAGAACGGTGATACAATAGCAATTGAGATATTGACACCACCATACAAAGATGTTATATTTCGATACACTCAAGTTGGTGTGAAGGAACAAGATAATGGCACTGCCGTTTTGAGATTTTCCTATGACGTTGTTGACCCTGCGGAATCCAGTGAGTTAACATTACGTAATGATAAGAGATTCGAACAACACTTAGGCATTCTACTAAATCATTTAATCCTTGAAGCTGCGGAGGCACCTAGTGCAGATCGAAAAGACAATTCTGAAGAACTTGTTGAAGAATGAAGTCTATACAAGAAGAGTTCTTCCCTTTCTACATGATCACTATTTCACTGTAGAAGAAGATCGGACAATCTTCAAGGAAATCAAAGAGTTTATACTTAAGTATAACAATCTTCCAACAGTAGATGCTTTGTTGATTGAGATTGATAATCTAAAAGGTCTTAAAGAAGATCAAGTCAAGAGTATCAATGATACAATCAAGGTTCTACAAGAAGATAAAGTCGATACTAATGTTGATTGGTTGACTGATTCGACAGAAAAGTTCTGTCAAGAAAAAGCAATCTATCATGCCATCATGAATTCAATCGAGATTATGAACAATAAGAATAGCTCTCTCACAAAGGGAGCTATTCCACAATTGTTGTCTGATGCACTTGCAGTATCGTTTGATCCTAATGTTGGTCATGACTATCTTGAATCATATGATGATCGGTATGAGTATTATCATCGTGTTCAAGAGAAGATTCCGTTTGATCTAGAATTCTTCAATAAGATCACTAAAGATGGTTTGCCTAAGAAGACACTGAATGTTGCTCTTGCAGGTACAGGTGTTGGTAAGTCATTGTTCATGTGTCACATGGCATCATCATGTCTTAACATGGGCAAGAATGTTCTTTACATAACTCTAGAACTTGCTGAAGAAGAAGTTGCAAAGCGTATCGATGCTAATCTTATGAACATTACATTTGAAGACTTGATGCAACTTCCTAAATCAATGTATGAGAAGAAAGCTTTGTCTCTAAAGGCTAAGACAAACGGTAAACTTATCATCAAAGAGTATCCAACTGCTGGTGCTTCCACTATTCACTTTAAAGCATTGTTGAATGAATTGAATCTAAAGAAGTCATTCAAGCCTGATATCATCTTCATTGACTATCTTAATATCTGTATGTCATCAAGAGTTAAGCCTGGTGGCAGTGTAAACTCGTATACATATATCAAGAGCATTGCTGAAGAACTTCGTGGTCTTGCCGTTGAGTATGAAGTACCTTTAGTAACAGCGACACAGACAACACGATCTGGTTATTCAAACTCCGATGTTGATTTGACAGACACATCGGAATCTTTCGGTCTTCCTGCAACTGCGGACTTTATGTTCGCTTTGATTTCCACAGAACAGCTTCAAGAACTTGGTCAGATCATGGTTAAGCAATTGAAAAATCGTTATAATGATCCAACAGTTAACAAGCGATTTGTTTTGGGTATTGACAGGTCAAAGATGAAGTTGTATGATGTTGAACAGTCGGCTCAGATGGACATCATTGACAGCGGACAAGATAATCCAGTTATGGATAAATCCAATAGTATGAATCGAGACAAGTTCAAGAGACTAAAGGTAAACTAATGATCTACGTTCTTATTGTTGTGTCTTACTTTGCAGGAGCAGGTGGCAATGGGCAGACTGTAACCTTTCAAGAGTTTAATACTCAACAAGCGTGTATGCTTGCACTAAAAGTTATTGAGGAAAAGAAGAAGCGTAGCTTCTCTTGGGATAACTATAATCTAACTTGTGTACCGAAAGGATAAGTCATGAAGAAGTATGAAGTGATCGCTTTTGAGATGCTTAACGAGTACTATTGGTCGGTGTATGAAGTTATGTCTGACCAATACATTGATACATTTCATTTCAAAGATGATGCCGAGGACCTTGCATACTTTTTAAATCAAGGTGGAGCATTTGATGGTTTCACTCCATCTTTTATACTCAAGCCTGTGCCAACAATCGATGTTAAT